CCTTCTGAGTGCCATTAGCAGAGCGCAGATCGATATAATGAGCCCATGACCGAACTGAGCCTGACATGTAAATTCTGGTGGGCGTACATAGTGGAAGCACCATTCTTGCACATTCCTTTGCAACTCCACGCTCAAGCATTTGTTGATATAATGCCATTGATGAATCAAATAATGTTTTCATTTGAATTTCCAAAGTTTGAACTTCAAACGCATCCAGATCATCAATAGAATTCTGACGATTCTTGGTGTCCTGCCTACGGAGTTCCGGTAGGGGGATCTTCGACGCGAGTAAGGAACTATCAGCATAACGTTGAGAAAATTCTTGGAAAGTAAATGAACGGTGCCTCAGGATCTGAGCTGCGATTGCCCTAGAAGTTTCTATCTCAACAGTCATGTATGCTTGCTCGAAGATACTCCAGTGTTGATGCTTAATACAATACTTTAAAAGACCACTGAACTTCTCATTTTCCTGATTTGCTGGATTTGATACCCGAGCACAGTATGCCATGTGTTTTTCGGCATCTGGGGTAACGGAAATAAGCTTAACAGTCATTCTATGTTTGAAACACTACAGAGTTATTTTAGCAATAAAAAAGGAGGCTGTCAAGCCTCCTTAAGATCAATCTGGGTAACCATCGTCATCATTATGAATTGAATAGTCAATGGGATCATCGTAATTCTCCCTAGTATCGGTATACGCTTGCACGTCGGAATATATCTCAGATTCTAACGACTCTATTAGTAATTTTAAGTTGCGAAGTATTAGTTTTAACCTATCTCGTTCCATAGTTACCTCCATAATAAAAAAGGAGGGTTAACCCCTCCATGTTATTTATAGCACCAAAATTAAGACTTTGATGCAAATTTACGTTCTACCTTGATGCCACGGTACATAAGTTCGTGATTACGGCGAGCAGTTTGCTCTTCGAGAACTTTTGCTTTGTAGCTATCGGCGTCATACTGGACACCACGGTATGTGATTGTAGTCATGTTGTTACTCCTAAAGTAATTGGATTTTTAGGCCCGTTCCTTTAGTCGTTTGCGTCCCAATACCACTGACACTCTGGCGCTGAGTCCTTAAGGGTCTCAACTAATTCAATCTTTAGTGAATTACTAAGATTAGTATTGTTCTCAATCTTCAGCATGATAGCATCAGTTTGAGTACATGAGAGAGTAGTGTAAAATAAAAATTCGATCATGGGATGAACGCTCCGTTCCGCGACTTACTTGCGCCCCACCCGTGAGTGGGGTGAACGATGGTATAATTATACATCACTATTTATATGATGTCAAGTGTATATTGTGATACACTTTAGTCTTTTCTTAATGATTTCAACTGTTCCAGGACTTGGGCACGTACTCTCATCAGTTCACTATAGCACTCTTGATTACGAGCACACTGCCTCAGAGCATGGTCTGGTTTAAGGACACTTTCGATAAAAAGGTCCAGTCCACGGTTCCATTTGTCATTAGTCATTTGAGAACTCCATGCTCTTTGAGGTAACCTAGTGTATCATGCATATTACCCAAATGCAAGTATCCTAAGGATACCTGTGGATACGTTGCTTCAGTACCAAATTCTGCTTCAAATGCTCTTTGAGTAAAATGACTATTAAGTTTATATTCTAAAAACTCTCCACCGAGAGACTTGAGTAGTGATGCCATGCGCTCACACTCTTGACTTCCATCTGAATAGATAACTGCCTGCATTAGTTTTTATCCTTGTAGGTAATTGTGATTTGATGATATACTTCATCTCTACTATCGCTATTGTAGACACGACAACGTTCTACTTTAGCATCTAATAAATTCACTACATTATCTAGCTGATATTGAATTACATACTTTTTGAACCCATCATCCATCCAAGACTTATTAGATCCGGGTGTGTTAAAATCATCCATTATTCAATACCTTTAGGAAATTCTTCAATCTCAGTCAATTCGTAGTCCCAGTCTTCCATGACTGTATTAGCATAGAAACGATCAGAAAGCATTTCAATTTCTTTCTCAGCATACTCCCTGGTGGGTGCTTCCAACCAAATATCAATCACCTTACCAAGTCTAAGTTTCTTGATATCTAACTCAGACAATCGTCTACTACCATCTCTCACAGCATTACCTGGTGAGTCATCTACTTGTGATCGTAGTCGGATGAATACTAGTGCTTTAAACTTCACTTAACTTCCTCTATACTCGACATGTCCACTTCCCAACCTTCTTCACCCAGAAGATCCAAAAGATAGTCTTCTAGTTTAACCATGAGTTGTGCGTGAAAATTATCGATAAAGATTCCCCAACTCCCAGGATTTTCATCATCACCGTCAGGTTCCCAAGTAGATATCTTCACATCATCAGGTTGAGAAGAAATAAACTCAACAACACCAGTTTGATCTTCTTCAGTTTGACAATAAATTTTTAAATTGTTTAATTTCATAATGTTCTTTCAAGTCTTTCAGTTGGTTGATCTGGGAAATCTCTTGGTCTACTATCAGTAGCATTATCGGTTCTAGGTGAACCTTCGTTTGCCTTCATAGTATGTTGATAATTTGCTCTTGGATATCTGATACAGAATGGATCAGGCATCCAGTATGTTACCTGCCATTCTTGTTCGGGATTTAACTCAAGGTGCTTTTCTACACTATGAGAGAAAATACCAATTTGAATGTACCCATCGTGACTAAGACATCTACCATTACCAATGTCAACTAGGAATAGCATCTTACTACTCATAGTCGTTCTTGCTCTGGATTAAGATTTTTCACGAATTGCTCAGGATCCTTTTCTGACTTATGCACCCAATAATAGCGCATCATCTCGAAAATAGGATCCCACATGGGGATACAAACATAATCCTTCATGTGTGTCTCGCAGCAAGTTCTTTGAGTTCTTTTGCAGTGAGTTTATTTAACCGCTCTGTGAAATGATCCAGTAGCAGTTGTTTATATTCTTTTTTAGTCATTGTACTGTTTAATCAAACGTTCAACTTGCTTTTTGTCGGATCCACAAGGAGCATTTCGTAAACACCTAAGAATTAGTTCAGTATCGCTAATGGTAGGTTTAATAGTAAACCCCCATTTGTCAACTTCACCCTCAGTAGGTGCTTCAACGTAATCAAATTCATGTGGCATTAATCTCGTTGCCTCCAGTCATCAGGTTTATCTCTCATAAACCAATCTTTAATTTCATCAGCACTACCAAACCCCGTTCTATGATTGGATGGGTCGGGGTCACCTAAACCCATCCTATTCAGAAAATCGTCGGTACTACCTTCCTCAATATCTTGTGCTGCTTGGCGACGTGCTTTTTGTAACCAATCTCTAGCAAGTGTATGAGATTTAGCAAGTTTCTGCGCCCATACCATATCTTCTAATTTGACTTCCTCTCCATTTGCAATTTTCTTGCAAATAAATTCCAGTCGCAGTCTATATTGAGTGGATAACATCTCTACAATTAAGTTTTTGGTTTGTAATTATAAAGTTTGGGGCTAATCCTACCCTCACATTGGGTAATATTCACTAAATCATAACGATAATGATCCCAGTAATGATCGAAAATTTCAGACTTCTTACTTGCCATGACAATATCAAATTTAGTCATACCATCTAATTTATATTCAATTAGAAAGGCATTAGTAGGAAGACCTTTATCTTGTGATAGTGATGCATCACAATCGGTTTCTAAACTCTTCACTGAGAGCGACCTCCCCAATTGATTTGGGGGAATGCTTCAGAAACTGCTGCCTTAGTAACCTTATAGCGTTTACCAAGTTTCTTGTCCTTAACCATGCAGACAACTTCTGCTTCATCTTTATGAAGTCCTTCAAGAAGTTGAATAAACATATTCTCACGTTTTGCTTTAGTCAAGTTCTGATTACCGCCCTCAATGAAGTGGAAGAATAATCGTGATTCATGCTCTAAGGAAGTATGTTCTGTTCCTGCAGGGGCATCATTAACAGTATAAGGAACTTCACCTGCGGGAACAGCACTAGTAATACTTTCATCAAAATTCCAAATTAGAAGCATTCGGAGAGTGTCACTATTATATTGCTGAAGAAGTTTAACCTTCTCAACCTTCGTTTTAGCATTGCTTACTTTTTGTAAGACTTCAGAAATCAATAGTTTCATTTTTTAATCCAAGGTAAATTACTATTTGAAAAACAAAATTCAGTCATCAGGTCATTCAGATTGTATTTTCTAAAATACTCCAGTGGGACTGCCTTCTTAGTGTTATTTAGACCATTGTAATGAGACAAGATATTGTCTTCAAGGGTTTTAGGAATGTAATCAAAGTCGATCAAAATCCTATTTCTCTTAAAATTACGATACTGGTCGTCATCACAAATATCATGAGCGTCATTACCCATGAAACTAGCAATAACTTTCTTACTCAATGGTCTTTGACGTTTTCCTGTCACAAAAGTATCATCGGGAGACAAGATATTTGGAATACCATCAGAACGGTCTCCTTTTAATACATGCTCGTTAATGAACTCAGCAACTTCAGAACGACTGAAATTGATGAACTTCTTCTGGACGGGATTATACTGAGTTACATAAGAATACTTCTGCAACTGAACGAAGTCTTTATCACCTGAAAGAATTAACACTTTACCTTCAGTATAGTGCTTAGTCATCACAGAGATAATATCATCTGCTTCAGCACCATCGACTTCAATAACTTTGTAAGGAAAAAGATCACGAATTTCATCACGAATGGCATTTAGACATTCAAAGATTTTATTCCAGTCAAGACCAGATTTCTCACGATCTTTTTTCCTATTTTGCTTATAATATGGAAAAAACTCCCTGCGCCAGTATTTGCGGGAGTCATAGCATAATACTAACTCACCATACTCAGCAGAAAACCTTTTCTCATATGATTTGATACTTGATAGTACCATATGTCTCATAAAGTTTTCATCTAGATTTCCAGAAAACTTAATTTGTGCCATTAAGTTAGAAATCATAGTCTGATTCATATCAACAAGAATCATTAGTCGTCATCCTCCTCATCTACAACAAACCTCACAGAATACAAATCAGTTTGAATTGGATTGCCATTATCATCAATCATCTCAGGGTGATCTGATAATCTATTATGAACGATTGTATTTTCATAATATTCTCTACCCATCCAACCAAACCCAAAACCTACAGCACTGAATAATACTATTAAGAACCCTGAACAGAAAAGAGCTATTGAAATCATTGGTTGTCTCCCGATAATTTTTTGATCTTCACCCAAAAGTCGAGGTGAAAGGTATATTCTCTTTTTCTAAATTTTAGAACTCTTTCGGAAGAAATCCCAAAATCTGGAACACAAGATTTCTTCCCCCTCGTCATTGTTTCTACACTTTTATTTAGTTTCATTAAAAAGATAATT